TAGAAAGCCCGCCGGTGGCGATAGTTACAGCCTGTTGCATATCAAAACCCCTGGCACTAGCGGGTGGTGTGCGATTCTGATTGTTTTCTTTGAGCAGTTTTTTCAACTGATCTTCGGTCATCGTTACTGTGGGTTTATTTGGATCTGGATCTGCCATTTATTTTTCCAAGAAATATGCGTATATAAATACACTGTATAATATTTATCCGGAGATAAACAATGGCCAATAACCCATTACAACAGTATTTTAGACAACCCAAGGTATTTGTATCATTGCCTAGTCAAGGTGTTTACAACGATCCTACAGCTATTACAGGCGATCTTACTCACATGCCAGTATATGGTATGACTGGCATGGATGAGATCATGTTAAAAACTCCGGATGCTCTGATAACAGGCGAAAGTACTGTGAGAGTAATTGAAAGTTGTTGTCCAAACGTTAAAGATGGATGGGCTGTAAGCAACCTAGACGTAGATGCACTGCTAGTAGGAATTCGTGTTGCTACTTATGGCAATACTATGACTATGGTACATGTGTGTGAGAAATGTGATACTGAAAACAATTACGATCTTGATGTTACTAAATTCCTAGATCATTTTAGTCAATGTCAGTTTGAGTCAAGTGTCACACTTGGTGATCTAACTATTCGGATTCGCCCTCTTGATTACAGACAAGTAACTGATTTTAATCTAGCACAATTTGCGTTGCAAAAACGATTAATACAAGCTAGCGCATTAGAAAACGAAGAAGAAAAAAATAAACTAATTGGTGAGATTTATCGAGATTTAGGACTTCTTCAAAATAAAGTAATCATTGCAGGCATTGAACAAGTAGAATTACCTAGTGGACAAGTAGTTACTGAGTCAGAGTTTATTACCGAGTGGATTGAAAATGCTGATAAAACTGTGTTTGATACTGTCCGTACGCAAGTGACTAAAAACAGCGAAGTGTGGCGCATACCAACTACGCATGTTAAGTGTGATAGTTGCGATGCAGAAAATTCATTTAATGTTGATTTGGATCAAGCAAGTTTTTTCGCCGCCGCCTAACAAGACTTTCTAATCAGCAAATTGAAGACTTGCTTGTTAGGCTTGAAAAAGATGCAATACAATATAAAACAGAGCTGTTTAGAATAAGTTGGTTTATGCGCGGAGGCGTAAATATCAACGATTTACTGCATACTTACTCTGCTGAAGATATAAAAATCATGGGCGATATTATTAAAGAAAATATCGAAACTACCAAAGCATCACAAATGGCTATTATTTAATAGGCCCGCGGTAGTCTTCACCTTGGTCTAGTTTGTCACCAACTTTATGTGCAAATCTATCTCCTACCCCCCAACTCGATCTATTACCATATTGATCGTAAGCCTGAACAGTTCCGCCGCTAAAGTCTTTACTAGTGGAACTTTTTTCAATGTCATCTTTAGCACTAGGTTTGCCGGCAATACCGCCTGCGACCCCATCTTTGCCTTTGATAGTTCCGTCAATCTTAGCCTGCGCTTCTGGACTAACTTCTTTAAGTTTCCAAGCTTCGACAATCCTACCAAAACTTTCATTCCACACCCAAACTACGCTAGGATCGATAATGTAAATCACGAACCATGCCAGTGCTTCTTGACCTTCTTTGGTCGCTAGATATTTTTGTAACCAAATAATACCAACTTCAGTAGCAATGGCAAACATGATAGCTGGACCGCCAAGAGCACCTAAAGTTGCGCCCGAAGCCACTGCGGTACCTGCACGTACAAACCATTTGACAAATGGCAATACCCTTAGTAAGGCCATAAGTTTGACAACGCCGCCTGCGGCCAATATTGATGCAACCATCTTTTCGTACTGTTGGCGAATTGCGGCATCACCGTCTTCAGCACTGATCTGCTTGCTCTTAACTAGACCTTGAATTGCTATTTTTTGCTGCCATAATACCACAGCAATATCATAGTATCCCAGCAATTTAATTACACGAAGGAATGTGCCAGCGCCTTTGGCCAAACGACTAGTCACAACTTCCCCTTGTATGTTGTGGGCTATAATGTATTTGTCAATTAGTTTTGCAGTTTTACCCGCGGCAAAACCTACATTATAAGCGGCGTCTTCAGCGATTACTTCATATATCTTCATTTAGGGAATCCTCTAAGAATATTTATCTACTTTAAAGATGAACTACGTTCATCTGCTCTTCGCTTGCGCTCAAGCATATTCTCTTTTCTTTAATTATCAAGAACTATTAAGTGCGAAGCACTTAGATATTATCTAGATTGTTCAGTCACACTTTGCCCAGGCCGGGCAAAGAATTGACATTATCTGAGTTGCACGTATGTCACTTAGCGTTACAGCATTACAGTGGCGGTTGACCGATACCACGAGCTGAGTCTTTATTCAACGGCGGTTTGTGAGTATACGCTAACATACTGACAAACGTAGGGTTTTTCACCCTTCCTTGTGCCTTTTTAGTTTAAAACAGCAAAACCACGGCAATTCGCGATCATCGTCCTGTTAAGGATAGTTGCTGAGTACTCTGGCGGCTAGAGATTTCCGTCCCTCTTTTTATCGAGTTGTCATGGGCACAAGATATTAGCTAGTGCGAGCTATATTACCGCTAGGAGCCTATGATTTTAATATGTGTGAACCGTGTACACGAACAGCTATGTGTCCGTTGTAATAGTCCGTTGATTCAAGAACTTTGTGGGTGAATTGTTCTCTGGCCTCGATGTAAGAGCATTGCGCCTTGGATGTGCAGTAATATAGGATTTCTCTACTGAAGTTTTCTTTGCCTAGTGTTTCTATGTCTTTTGTCAACGCATCGCTGGAGCCATAATAATCTCTCCAATCGCTGTCGATCTTGCTACGAATTTTCTTCTTTTTCTTAGTTCCGTTCTTGAGCTTAACCACCCGGTAAGATGTTTTAGCGAACTTGGCTAATTTTTTGCCTATATACTTTCTGCCAGAGATGTCATTTGTTATCAAATATACGAAACCAACACATTCTTCGGGAAGTGTTTCAACAATTTCATTTTGATAAGTCCATGACATGCTTTAGTTAGCATTGGATCCCTTGGTAGCCTTGCGTTTTTGATTACGTGCCTTTAATTGTTCTTCTTTTTGGTCAGTCCATTCTCGGACCAATACTCTGCGCCGACTCAGCAATGTTCTAATCTCGCTCATTATCCTGCGCAGTTTTATAGCCGACACCTTCGTGCCTCTTCCTAACCATTCTTGATTAGCTTCAAAATACTCTCTAAACTTCTTTAAGAGTTCGGCATGCAACTCTTCGTCTTGGTGCATTACTCTGTAACCTCTAGATCATTGGCATATGACGTAAAGCCATTTTCTTTAATGACTTTAAGTACATTGTTCACACGACCGATTAGTTCATCTTTGTGCGATATCAAGAACACATTCTTTTTACGTTCACGGGCAATTTTCTTAAGTACAGCCAACGCACCTTCAACACCGGCGGCATCTAGCCCGTTGTCAATAAGCTCGTCAATGAACAGTAAATTAATACCTTGATATAGACTTTCCCACACGTCACGGAACGCCCAGCTCAACGACAAAATCAATCGATTGCGTTCGCCACGGCTCAAGTTATCAAAGTCTAGATCCTGCCCAAGTTGCATGATCTCAACGGTTAAATCGTTGAGGAATGTGACAGTATGCGGTAGTCCCATCTTGTCGAGATAGTAGGTCAATCTGTTATTGAGATAGGCTAAATTCTGATCAATGATCTTTTTCCGAATAAAGCTGTCTTTGCTGGTCAGCAACTTGAGCAGAAACTCTTGATGTTCTTTGAGACTGTTAAGCTCATTAACCTTGTCCCATGTGATTTCTTGTATGGCAGTATCAGTTAGCTCATCAACTTGCTCTTGATAAGGATCAGTTTCTCCTGCTTTGATAGTCAACTGTGTTTCAAGAGTTTTTAAATTATTCTGATGTTTAAGTGCGGCTTCTACAGTATCGTAGTAAGTGTTGGGACGTTTTGCAATTTCGCCAATAGCCGTGATCTCTTTCATGATTTTAGCAAGGTCCGCGGCTACCTTGTTATTGTATTTGTTGGCTTCGTCTAAGTGCAGTTGAGCAGTAGTAGACATTTCTTCATGTTTGTGATCATGCAGTTCCTGTTCACAAGCGTGACATTTTTTGTCCTTCAACTTAGCAAGCTCGTCAGCGTATTTTTTTACGCTTCGCTCCGCTTGCGCTGTCGCGCTGTCTAACGTAGCCCGCTCCTTGTTTAGGCTTTTTAGCTTCTGCGAAGCTTCTTCGTAAACTTTGAGCTCGGCATGCTTGGCTAGCTCAGTATCAATATCAACACTTTCAAGTTCAATAATAGCACGACCGATTTTTTCAAGTTCTTGTTCGTGTTGGGTATTCCAAGCAGTTTGTCTAGTTAACAGACTATCAATGCTTATTTGAATTTTTTCGTTAGATTTTTTTGCCGCTTCGATATCAGCACTTTCTTGCATAACGCTATCTTTAGTTTGCCGAATCATTTCTTTTAGCGTTTCTGCCTTTTCTGACAGTAATGTGATACCTAAAAGTTGTTCAATAATTACCCTCTGATCATTTGCCCGCATTGATAAAAACGGTTCAGTATACGTGTTAAGAGCGACAATATGCTTGAACATATCGTGACTCATACCCAGCAAGTCATCTAAGTCTTTCTGGGTTTCACGCATATCGCCTTGTGCATCATCTGTTTCGTCTGTTTCTTGTTCTTGATCGTTTACATAGAACTTTAATATGTTAGGTTTGCGCCCACGCTCGATACGATAGTCAGTGCCATCTTTTTCAAATGCTAGAGTAACTAACATGCCTTTATTGTTAATCTTGTTAATAAGATTATCTTTTTTAATGTTAGTAAGCGCATTACCAAACAGAGAATAACTCAAGGCATTTACGATAGTAGTTTTACCAGTACCATTTCTACTGCCACTATCGTCTCCACCCTGGTCTAAGTTTTCGCCTAGTACCAGTGTTAAGTTTTCTTGTGCAAAATTAACTCCTTGAGTTTGGTTGCCTACACTCATAAAGTTACGTACAGTTAATTCCTTAATTTTTATCATAGGCTATTATAAATTGCTAAAAGTGTGTTCTTGTCAAATTGGTCGCTTTCAATATTAATGATTTGGCTACTTACAATTTGATCAACGCTTTCAAATGCTTGTATATCAATGTTAGTATTAATCTCAACGTCTTTGCGTTCTGTAATCAAAGTTAGTTCTCGGATATCATAATCAGATACAAACTTTTCTTTGATAAAACTTGCTTCCTCATACGAGATGTCAATATCTAGTGTAACACGTAAATGTTGCTTGGGCAAGATTAACGAGTCCGCTTCATCGATAAGCTGGCTTAATTTAACTGTGCGGAACGTTGGTTGCGCCGGCCAGCTATGGTATTCCGGAGTTCCATCCCATTCTAATATCATCATACCTCGTTCGTCATCCCATGCATCTGCATAGTTGTGCGGAAACGCATTGCCGATGTAAATCATATTTTGGCGTTGCTGTCGCTTGTGAAAATGCCCACTAAATCCTAACTCATAGTTTTGAAAACTATCTAATTGAATCTCTCCGTGGTCCGGCATTTGTACCATAGCGTTCATAAAGAAGCTGGGCAATTCAAAGTGGCCAAAGATATACTTGCCGCCCTTCTTGCCTATGCTTCGCCACTCTTCCCCAACGAGCCAAGGACATAAAGTAACGTCACCAATAGTAGTGGGCTCGTGTACCACAGTTATGCCAGGAATATACTTTCCGAATTCAACTGAGTGGATGTCCCGCTTATCTTTGTAGTAAAGATCATGATTGCCAGGAAAGAAATAAAACTTATCGAAAGCCTGTCCCAGTTTCTCAAGGGCTCTAAGACTATAGTCCATAGTAGTAATATTAAGACTGTTACGATTGTGATGCCAATCGCCCATAAAGATGCCAACATCACATCCCTCCTCTTTTGCTTTGGCAATATACCAATCTACAAAATCTTCACAATCTTGATTATGAGTTGAACTATTAGATTTTAATCCAAAATGTATGTCTGTAAAACATGCTACTTTTTTAAACAAATTACTCACTAGTAGTATCCTCGTTATGTCGTTTAAGAGCGGCCTCGTGTTCGCCTTGTCCCGTGCGTGAATATGACGGATTCATTCCATTCATTTCTAAAATATCGTCACGTATATTTTGATTACGTTTTTCCAGATTAATAACACGAACAAAGCTGTTAGTAACAGCCGCAGTAAAATAGGCAAACGGGTTATCTGATTTACTCTCATCAAACTGCAATCCAATTTGTGTTAACTGTAGAATGGCCTGGCCCTTCATTTCGTCATTGTATGTATAACCTCGAACGTTACCACGAGTTGCATATCGTTCGCATAGTTTAATCATCATGCGGGCTAGGGTGTTGGTAATAGTCCCAGCATCTTTGTCAAAGCGTCCAGTATCTAACGGTCCCTTCCAGTGACTCTTACCCACACAAACTAGTTCTTCAGTTTCATTAAACTTCCAATGTTGGAACGGTGGAAAATTAACTTTGTCCCGGTGATCAGCTAGACTTTTAGGGTTTTTCTTGCGTGTATTATTAAGCGGAATATGATCAAATGTCATGATTCTAAAGACTAAATCGTGCTTGTCAATCTTCTTATAGTCGATTTCGCAGTCAGCTTGTTTGACTTTTTCACCAGCCTTTTTGCGTGTTTGATAGTCCAAATCACCTATTCTTTTGGCTTGATTTCTTTTAGCTTCGGCTATCGTGCGTATGTTTATTTTGTCTGTACTTGGCAAAATAATGTCATATTGATGGTACTTTGGATCGGTAAATGAGCAATATGAACTCTTTGATCTATGTATTTCTAACAACATATCCTTGTTGTTTAGGTAGTTAACTTTAACTGTCATTTAATCATTCTCCGGATGTTGTATTATAAACTATGCACTTAATAAAGTCAAATAAATAGAGTATCAAATGGGGAAATCAATATGGCATCGAGTTTAACGCAATCAATATCTACAGCAACAACAGCAATCAGCGGAATTGGTACTGGTGTCGCTAGTTTGTCAAGATTAGCCAGTGCCGGACTAACAGGCGGAGCAGAAGCGGCAGGAGATATACTAGGTGCAGTTTCTATGTTTAGTGACCTCGGCAATGCCGACGATTGGCGTGTACGATTGAGCCTCCCATATTGGCCTAGTTTTAGAACTAGCCCAGTGTTAGCACCATTAAAAGATGCAGGCGGAATGGTATTTCCCTACACCCCAGAAGTGTCATTTTCGACAGCCGCAAAATATAGTGCAATTCCCACAACGCATAGTAATTATCAATTCCAGGCTTACGAGAACAGTGCTCCTGGGCAGATAACTATAACAGCTCCCATGAACGTTGAGGACTCTACTCAAGCATTATATTGGATCGCGGCATTACATTATTTCCGTAGCATAACAAAAATGTTTGCAGGCTTTGATCCTAAAGCAGGTAACCCTCCTCCTGTAATATTTTTAAACGGTTATGGTAGTTATGTTTTTAAAAACGTTCCCGTAGTAGTAACAAATTTTCAAACATCATTAGGAAAAGACTGTGATTATATCAGCTGTGATCCTAAAGCAAGTACAATGGCAATAGCCGGCGGTTTAGCAGACAGTATCGGAGGCTTGTCGGAAACTTTAGGATTAAGTAGTCTAAGTAGCCTTACAGATGGCTTAGGTAATGTAGGTGGGATATTAGGATCGTTTGGGGTTGGTGGGGGTACTGATGCCGGCAAGGCCTATGTTCCTACAAAGAGTACTTTTACAGTTACATTACAACCAATGTACAGCAGATCAAGTGCTCGTAAATTTAGTCTTGATAGATTTGTGACAGGCGGCTATGTGCAAAACGCATTTGGATACATTTAATTATGGCAACTTATAATAACACTAGTCCTTGGTATACAACACAAATAACTCAAAATTATTTAGACGTGCTTTCGATACGTCCGGTAAGCGCAGAGCCCGATGATGTATTGTATACTATCGGACCTCAATATCAATACAGACCAGACTTACTGGCATTTGACCTATACGGTGATGCAAATCTGTGGTGGGTATTTGTGCAAAGAAATTTAGATGTATTAGAAGATCCTGTTTTTGATTTTTCTATAGGCAAACAAATTTATCTTCCTAAAAACAGCAGTTTGTCAACAGTACTAGGCATATAATATGGCAGCAACAAAGGATCTTGCGGCAGTAGCAACAGGCATTGCGGTAGTTAGTGGTGTAGCATCAGCTCTTGGCGGCCTTGCCAGCTCGTTACAAAGTTTTGGAGCATCTGTTGACAGCTTGTTCACGTCATTAGATGCTGGACTAATTCCTAGTCCCTATAAATTGCCAATGTCAAATTCGTTAAGTCAATATGCATCATACGATTATATTATTAGTATGGCTTGCTTGTCTGCCGACGAATACAATTATCCCGACACTTCTTACATGGCAGGCATATTACCTACCCCGTTTATATTTAGAGGCGCAAGCATAACTCCAAATAACAGAGTAAAACAAACTACAGGTATCCAAGAATACTATTGTTCTGACTTAGTAATAAAAGGACAATACGGATTTGAAAAAGGTACCGGTAATACGAACAGTACTAATTTAGAATTTACAATAATTGAACCATATAGCATGGGGCAGTTTATGCAGGCCATACAAATTGCCGCAAGAAATAAAGGTTATAAAAACTTCAACGAGGCGCCCTATTTGCTTATGATTGAGTTTCGAGGGTCAGATCAATTAGGAGCATTAAAAACAGTTCCGGGAACAAAGAAATTTATTCCTTTTAATTTTAACAACATGAATCTTAAAGTATCGGGGTCTGGAAGTGTTTATCAGTGTACCGGTGTGCCATGCAACGCGGCATCGCAAGCAGACAGTGTTAGATTATTAAAAGCAGATCACACAATAAAAGGTAGAACTGTACAAGAAATATTACAGACTGGTGCTAATAGTTTGCAAGCCGCACTAAATGCTAAAACAAAACAACAGAAAGATGAAAAGCTAGTAAACGTTCCAGACGAATATGTAATACTGTTCCCCACAGATATTTCTTCTAGCGGAGCTAACGGAACAAATTTAGCAAGTTCGGCAACTGCCACTAAGGAAACACCAACAACTGCTACGGTAGACGTAGCCGCTTCATTCACCGATGCAAAACTATTTGGTAAATTAAATATATCAAGAAGTTCGGTCAATAAAACATTAGTACAACCGGACGGCGTGTGTAACGATATTGGCAAAGCAGTATTAAGATTTGACATTTCCAGATCCTTTAATGAAGATGTAAACACGATTGATGCCAACGGAAATAAAATTAAAGCTAATGTAACAGCAGTACCGGTTGGCCTTAACGATTTTACTTTTAAACGTGGATCAGATGTGATCAATGCTATCAATCAAGTTTTATTAAAAAGCGAGATAGCAGTTGCAGCCTTAGATAGACCCCCGAATATAAACGGTATGAGACCATGGTGGCGCATTGATGTGCAAACATATCATATACCAAACAATGCCAACTTGGCTAAAACTGGAACACTACCTAAGTTACACGTTTATCGAGTAGTTCCTTATCAAGTTCATGCTAGTCGTATGTTAGCGCCAAATGCATCAGCACCTGGTATAGAGCAACTTAAAAAACAAGCCGCTAAAGAATATAATTATATCTACACCGGCAAAAATAGCGAAGTACTAAAATTTGACATCGATGTATCTAATACCTTTTATCAAGTATTCCAAGCAGATAATTTTACAACATCGGGAGATGCACCTGTTGAACCTAAAGATAAGCCTAAGTCTGCTCCTGAAGCGCCGGTTGGTGGTAATCCAGTAGTGGATGCTGTTGCCACTGCATCTAAATTTGTTGCATCGGTTTTTTCAACTGATAGTAAAGGCGGTAGTAAAGGTGAGACACAAGCAAGTCGAGTAGCAAGAATGTTTCATGACGCTTTAATCAACGGTATGGACATGATGAATATCAACATGGATATTGCAGGCGACCCGTATTATATTGCCAACAGCGGTGTAGGAAATTATACAGCAACACAAACTAATTTAATTAATGTGACAAAAGATGGAAATGTAAATTATCAAAATGGTGAAGTTGATGTTGTAATTAATTTTAAAACACCCACTGATCTTAATCAATCGACTGGATTGTTTGACATTAATAATGCCAAACTAGTTTCACAATTTAGCGGACTTTATAAATTAACAACTATCACCAGTTCTTTTAAAAACGGAAAGTTTACACAGAATCTTGTAGCCAACAGACGACAAGGACAGGATAGTACTGCACCAGCTAGTGCTAAATCATTCCCGACTGCTAAAACAGTAGTGACTAATACCAGTGATGGATCAACCTCAGAAATGACACCTGCTGAAGCTAGAGCCGCCAGAGACCGCGGAGAAATTGAAGAATAATTATGTCAACAGAAGATATCAATACTGGAACAGAAACACCTGATCTGCCTTCTTGGCCAGTGTTGGCAAAAGTCGTAAGCCACGCGGATCCTGCTACTATGGGAGCCTTAGAAGTTTCTATAGAACGGCCCGGCGCAGGCAATACTGACAGTGCTGTACAGGTTGTACAAGTACAAATGATCAGTCCGTTTTTTGGCAGTACTAGTGAAGAATTTCTTCAAACAGATCCTGACTCTTACAATAATACACGAAAAAGTTATGGCATGTGGTTTATACCACCCGATGTTGGAACTACTGTATTAGTAATTTTCATCAACGGTGATCCGGCAAGAGGATATTGGTACGGTTGCGTCCCCGACCAACATATGAATTTTAGTGTTCCGGGACTAGCCGCAACTACGTTTAATATCCCAGATCCAGACGGCGAACCTTTTACTGACAATCCGGATAGACTACCAGTAGCAGAGTTTAATACAGCAATAACTCCCGCACTAACTAATCCGACACTTAATAAAAAACCAGTGCATCCATTTGCTAAAGTATTAGATGAGCAGGGATTACTAATTGACGATACTCGCGGCATTACCAGTAGTAGTGCTAGAAGAGAAGCGCCAAGCGCAGTGTTCGGTATTAGTACGCCAGGCCCCTTAGATAAAGAAGGGCCAAAGGGTCTTATCGGAAAAGCTGAAAGTAAGGGAAATACGTTTATAAGTCGAT